GGAACCGTATATGGTGTAGAAGCTGTATATGGCGTATTTGCTATTGGTCGATTATTAACTGGTTCTACTTTTTCTACTTTTTCTACTTTTTCTACTTTTTCTACTTTTTCTTTTTCTTGTTTTAAAGGAAGATATAATATATTATCTTCCTCTTCTACAAAATACATTTTTTTAGACATATAAACAGCTCCTACCTAAAACGAACTTCTTCGTATTTATTTTTACTTCCATTCCAAATATAATATTTATCATTTACTGTCCAAACAGTTTGCCCATCTATATTTACTCCACTTGTATTATTATTACCTGTTGAACCAGTCATTTGTGAAACTTTTTTACCACTTGATTTTAATTTTTGACCACCGATATTATCTGGTTGATAATTTATTCCGTTCAAATCTTTTGTTCCAAATGTTCCATATTGTGTATCTGGATTAATAGCTCCTTGATAATATTTTGTTTGTATTACATTGTTACTACCATCTGTAAAATCATAACCATTTGTATTTGATGTGTTAGTGGAATTATAACTATAAGTTTTTGACGAACTTCTATTTGCTTGTTGTTTTTGATATTCTAATTGTGCCTTTTGAAGTGCCAAATTTTCATTATATTGTCTAATTGCTTCTTGCCGTTGTAATTCTGCCTGCTGATTTTCATATTCTTGTTGTTTGTAAGCTAAGTAATTATTATAGACAGTATTATATTGATTTAAGGCTTTATCGTTAATTTGAGCCTGTAAATTAGCTAAATTATTACCATATTCATTTTCTAAATTTAAACGATTTGTATTATATGCTAATAAAGTATTATTTTTTTCTTTTTCTAGATTCCTTAAATCTCCTGTTTTTTGATTTAAAACATTAGTTAAATTCGTTCCATAATCATTATTTATCGAATTCACTTGACTTCCTACAACTCCTTGACTTCCTAATCCAGCTCTATTCATCGCAGATTGATTATTTTTTAGTGCCATTAATCTTGCAACATTTAATTGTTTTGCATTATCAACAGCCGTTTGATTTATTTCTGCTTTATTGGTATTCAAATTATAAATTGAATTTTTTTGCTGTTCTTGTAGTTGATTTAAGGTGTTCTGTTTACTTTGATTAAGTTGGTCTATCAAATACTGATTATTTTGTTTTAAAGCATCTGAATAACGTTTTGCTTCCTGTTCTGCTTCATTTCTCCAATCTTGTAATACCATATATTTCACTCTCCTTTGTATCTTCCAGCTAAGATATACTCAAATCCAAGCCTTTCAAAACTCATTTTTACATTCGTGTTATTTTTCATATAAAATTTAATAAACATAAATTTCTTTATTCTTTCTTTTTCACTAATTGTTTTTGGAAAATCATCCGTTAAATTATTGTATTGTTTTGTAATTATCTCCCTTTCCCCATCATCTAATTCATCCCCTAAGGTTATCCCAGTTGATTCGCTAGGATTAAGAAATAAATCTACTCTTTTTATTGTTTTTGCGTATCTATCACTATTCAAATTTAAAAACGGTGTTTCAAAGTATGCTTCTACTGGAATATCTATATCTTTATATTCATTTGTAAATTCACAAATTTTTCCATCTTCTGTTCCAAAATACAATTTATTATTCCAAGAGAAAAACCCCCTCGCTGGAATGTTTTCCCAATACCACCACTCGTATTGATATTGTTCTGTTTTAGCATGTTTTGGATAACTTAAATATCTACTGTCTGCTATATATACATGATTATTTATTCCTAAATAATATCTTCCATCTACTACAATACTTATAGCATTTTCTAAGTTCTGTTCTTTTAATAACTTGTTATTGATATAATAAGAACGTTGCATAGCGTATTTTTGATTATCCGTTCCGTTTCCTACTATTGCAAAAACACCTTGTTCAGTTAATGTAAGTGGATCATTTAATAAATTAGCATTTGCATATTTACTTATACAGCCTATATTTTTTACTCCCTCTTTTAAAGGAAATACTTCTATCTCATTCAACATATTGTAAGTTCTATAATAAACGGTATTATCTGTATCACTATGTTTTTTTTGAATTGCTAAACTACCATCACTCAATTTTGAATAACTAATGATAGGCTCTACACCAATTTTAGCAAAATCTTCATCAGGCCAATAAACTGGAAGTTACTTATTTAACCGTATCCAAAACTCTGATACTACTTTTAAATTATCTCTTCCTAATATCGGACTTAATCCTGGGTTAGCTGTTATTTTTCCTGCTATCGTATCTACTGTATAAGTAATATCTTCCCATTCGGCATTTTCTGTCAATTTCTGAACTGATACAATTTCATCAATATTTTGTTCACTCAATAAAAAATTATTTTGTATTGAATAAGTGGGATTTCCCTCACTATCTAGTCCTGTTTCAATATTTTCAGTTAAAAACATATTTACTTGATACGGAGAAATAAGATTTTCTAGTTCATATGCTTTTCCTCCACCATTTCTATCTCTTGCTACAGAAGTAATTGGAATATATCCACATTCATCTAAAAATTGAGCTTCATAATTAATTCCATCAAATTTTGAAAAAACAACTGCTCTTACACCATCAAATATTATTAAATATTCATTAAAATATAGCCCTACAGAACGATTATTGCTCATTCCTGATAAAACTATCACACTTGTCTTAAAATCGCTTGTACATTGATATAAATTAGCACCAGAATGCACTAAAAATAAATCTCCTTTATCTGTATCTATATTCCATACTCCATTTATTTTAGTCCCTATTGTATTTAATATTTGATAACCATTTCTAGTTTCATTAAATCCGTTATTACTAATCATATTTTTAGCATTCGGACTTCTTCTTTTATCTACTTGTAAAGGGGAACTTGTAAAATCCACTCCTTTAAATTCTTCTATTTCATAATAGTACTTTTGTGTTTCAGAAGGTATATTATACATAATTTATTCCTCCTATTCTATGGTATAAATTGGTCTTATTTGATTATTTATTGGAGCTTTTGGTCTATTAGCTATTAAATTGATGTTATTCATAAACTCATTCATATAAATAGTTGATAATGTTAAATCATCATCTTTATATAATTCTCCTGCAATATAAAGTGGTATATATTGTAAACAATCTTTATTGATGTTTAGCTCTGTTTCATTTGATGTACCAAAATCAATAATAATTGGATTTGCTTCATAATATATAATTACATTTCCTGCCTCTTTATCAATATTTAAAATATTATCTGTTTCCATATACCATTTTTTATTTGTAATAATGCTATCTATTGTTTTATAATCATCTATCAACTCTAATAAATCATATCGTTCTTTTTCAACTGTTAATTCATAAGATTTGATAACTGGTAATAGATTGCTAATATAACGTATTGCCTCATTACAAGCCTGTGGCATTGCAAATAAATAAGTTTTATATTTTTTACTTTGTTTATACTCTTCTAATTTTTCAATTGATAAATCGTCATTATTTAAAAACATCTTTTTTAAACTTTCAATCTGGATCTCTCCCCATGTCATAAACATTCCTCCTAACGGTCAAGTTTGTGAGAGTTGCACTCACTTTACTACTAACTTGATAAAAAGATTAGCATTACACTAATCCTGCATTTCTTAATTGTTCATAAACTGGAATAGATACCTCCGTTTCTTCGCCACGAACAATTTTTGCATACATTCCATTGATTCCAACAATAACTTCTTTTTCTTCTGGATTTAATTTATCAATAGGAATTCGCACCTTTACTGTTTTTTCTTCACTAATTGGATTATTTTCTTTAATTATTGCTATTTTTTCTGCAATGTATTTTTTAGTATCTTCTTTTGATAATCCCTGTTTTTTTGCTTCTTCACTCGCTTTTTTTGAAGCTTCTACAATCATTTTTTTTAATTCTTCTTTAGTCATTTTATTTCCTCCTTAAAATAATATTGAAAGGGGCAAATAGCCCCAATCATTAGACATTTACACCAGTTTCAACTCTTACAATAGCCATTGGTTGAGTAATAACTGCTGTAAAAGCTGCTTTCCAACCTGCACTTGCTCTTTGGTTAAGCGGATCTTCTGAACCTGCGCTACCATTTGGTTTTACAATGATTTCTGGTTTTCCTGCTCCCCCTTCTAAGTCAATGCAAGCATAAGAATCTTTTCCATATGCATAAGCAATATGAACATCAATTTGACTAGCCGTTGTATTAGAACTTTTAACAGTGTTTAAATTTGTTGATTCAAAGAACTTCATACCGTGCATTTTCCCGAGTTCTCCTTTTTGCATTTGTTCTGGTTTAGCATATTTTGATACATCCATCCAGTCTTTATCGCCCATCAAATCATAAGCAATATCTGGGTCAATTTGCATATGATAATATCCATCTGCGAATCTTCTTGCATTTGCTTTCTTTAAATTTCTAACAATCTTTTTAATATCACTAGCTGTTAAATATTTAGTTGTTGCTGTTTCCAATCCAGCTCTTGTTGTAACATTACCAGCAAAATAAACATTTGTTCCTGTGCTGATTGCTTCTTGAATTCTGTTATCAATAACAACTTGTGCCTCTTCCCCTAATAATTCGCTAGTTTCAGTTAAAACTGGGTCAATTCCAGTTAACTGAATCAAATCCGTAATTTTTACATAATCGCCTTCTTGTTTAACTGTTGCTGTAATACTTGTAACAGTTAAGTTATTTCCGTCTGGAGTAACTCCTTCTGTTAAACTTGCACTTGGAGCCGTTAAGGAATTAAATTTTCTAAAATTAGTTGTCCTGCCTTGATTTTTAGGTAATTTTTTCTTCATTGCATCCTTATAAAAATTTAATTGTGGTAAAAGTCTTTCTAATAAGACTCTCTCATAAAAAGTTTTATCTTCTGCAGATAATTGATTGTGATTTTCTACATTTGTAATAGTTTGTAATTTTGTTGCCATAATATCATTCCTTCCTTCGATTTAATTATCTTAGTTCACCATCTTTTGCTCTTTGAATTACTTTTTCAAATTCTGCACTGGACATACTTTGATAATCTGTTTGTACATCACTACCATTTCCTAAACTACCCGGTGTAGCTTGAGAATTAGCAATAGTTTGTTTTGCAACCTCAACTCCTTT